TGGGGGTTCTTTGCTCTGCAATTAACTCTCTCCAGCTCATCCTAATTTCCTTTGCATTGTGTCAACTTCCTTAAGAAAAGTCATTACGTCTTTCTCTAGGTCTTCAATGTCTTTTGGGTCTGGTTGAAAACGAACAACAAACATCTGTAAATGCTCAGGCAACCGTGGATCAAACGACACAAAATCAACCCACTTTCTACCCGTACAGGCGAGCTGAGCAAGCATCTGATTCTTGTGTTCAGACGGAACAGTTCCTTTCATCATCCAATTCAGATGCGTAGACGTTTTCGGGCATTTAATTTCGAGTAACCCGTCCGTCCAAACCAAACCATCAGGCGACGCTGAAAACGATGCAATCGTAGGATGGTCAACAATAGCAACCTGCTCAACCCAGATGCTTGTTCTGATCTCATACGCAGCCCTCGCAAGCGGTTCGTTCGCGGTTCCCCATTCCATATAAGCGTTCGTAAAAGACTCGATTGGCGAGCCTGTAAGACGCTCTGTAATGATGTCGGCTATATAGTTGGCTCGCGTTGCAGTTCCGGCTTTAGCGCGAGCATCCGATACTCTGGATGCTGTGACTTTACCAAGACGGGCGAGTTTCCATTCCTCGGTTCCCTGCTCCATCAGAACGGAACCTCATCATCGTTATCAACCTCGGCTTTAGGCCTACCGCTCAACATCTGCATCTGGTCAGCAACAATCTCGGTTGTGTACTTATCGTTACCGTTTTTGTCTGTCCATTTTCGAGTTTCTATCCTTCCCTCAACGTAAACCTGAGAGCCTTTCTTTACATACTTATCGACGATCTCGGCCAGCTTTCCCCAAAAGACAATACGATGCCATTCTGTCTTTTCCTGTCGTGTACCGTCTTGCTGCTTCCAAGAGTGTTTAGTTGCCAACACCAGGGTGCAAACCGCAACTCCGGCATCTGTGTATTTCGTCTCCGGATCTTTGCCGGCATTACCGATGATGATCGCTTTATTTACTGAACCCATAACTTTCCTCTTTCAAATAAAAACCCGATTGTTTTGCGGTGGGCTTCTTCCCACATCGCTTCTTTCTCTTGTTTGTTCATCCGATGCCCTTGGTCTATAGCCATGTGACAGCGATAACACAGGGCGGCAATCCTGTAGTCATGAGCCTTTATCCCTTTACCTTTCCCGTCGCGTAGCTGGTTGCTGTGCGCGGCCACGACGGTTCCATCTTCTGAGCCGCACAAAACACATTCAAACTCACGAACGGTTTCCAATAATTTCTGGTTTCTATACAAGTTTCATCTCCGCTCTGTTTGACGCTTCCTGAGACCTCCAAACCTCGATGTGAGCTTGGGCTGAGATCATCTTCCATCTTAGAGCTTCTTCTTGTTCTACGGCTTTTTTAAGCTCTTTTAGAAGCTCTTGGTAATCTTCATGAGCGTAAGCGTCACGCTCTTGAGCTGCAACTGATCCTTCCATGTCTTGCATTAGCAGAGCTTTCTTTACCTTGCGGAATTCCTCAAGATAAACGCGCTCTGCTTTTGCTTTTGCGATCAGCTCGGAATGCTTGTAGATAAATTCAACGGCTTTATTGGGGCTCATGCTCGGTAGCTTTGTAGATTGCCATTTCAATTTGATCGCGCAATGCTTGATCTTTTATCAAAGGCAATACTGCTTGCAGAACGTCAACCATTTCGTTTGTTACTTCGTAAAGGCGACGAAGCTCATTAGACATAATCTCAATCATTATTTGATCCCCAATGCTGTTTTGCGTTGATCTTTTACTTTGATGATTTCCTTTTGCAAGCTAGGATAATCTTTGTATTCCGAATAAATTGCTTCGTACACGTCTTTTAGCGTTTCTTTTGTGGCTGAGGCTATCATCATAAGTTTGTCAGTAAATTCTGGTGATTCTGATGATTCCGAGCTGGGAAGATCTTCGCCGGCATAAATGTAAAGACCAATGCCATGTAATGCGATAGCTTTAGCCAGACAGCGCTGCATGGCCGTATTGACTGCAAACGAATCAGGGTTTGCAATCGCCTTGTTTTTGTAATCCATAACGGGAAGCTGAGCTGTACGCTCTACGCCAAAGGCTTTGACTGAGCAAAACACCATGACCGTATCGCCCCACATTTGATGAGGTTTGTACTCCCAGGTTGCAGACGGGTCATTGAGCAAAAGCTGTTCTACAGCCCACGCCCAACTAAGATAGTTAAGACCGTTTTTCTTTTCTATTTTGTCTTTTACGTTGATCTTGTTTAGTTCTGCAAATTTCATAGTTACCTCACGAACAGAAACATTAGAACTCCGTAAAACATCCCCAATGCTATGTAAGCCAGCCATTCGATTTTCCTCATGATTATTTCCTGTAGAGGGGCCGAAGCCCCGGTGATTAGTAGTTAACGATTGCATCCCAACCTTCTTGCGTCATGCGTACGCAAGAATCTGCACCGCGACCCCAGTGAACAACTAGGCCGGCGTTAATTAAGCTGGTAAGCGTACCTTTGTCTGCAAATGAGCGAACAACTTCGCTTGTCCAGATTTCACAAATGTCAGAAAATTCATCTGGAACTCTGCCGTTAAGAGGCTGATGTTCGTTGCACATAATGTTTTTGAGCATTTGTGCTTGGCCGGCTGTGAGTGTTGCAATCGCTTTCATCTGTATATCTCCGTAATAAAATTAAGCACTAAATTAAGTGCGTAAAAACATCTTATAAGATGTCTGTGTACAGGTGTAGAAAATATACGGTTTAGCAGACGAAAGGCAGCAACTATCAGATGAGCGGCAAATCACCAACACAACGATCACTAGAAAAGCTCAGATCTGAAGGCTATCTCTGCCAGATTGTCGAGGGCTGGAATCCACATGCCAAGATCAGGCAAGACCTATTTGGCATAGGTGACATACTGGCTATCAGAGCCGGTGAGACGCTACTGGTACAGACTACAAGCCGAGGTAACGTTGCTGCCAGGGTAACCAAGATCCAAGAGTCTGAGCATCTGGATAAGATCCTGGCGGCTCGCTGGAAGATCACCGTACACGGATGGGGCAAGCTGAAAGCTGGGTGGACTTGCAAGATTGTGGATTTTTAATCTAAGATGCTAGAGTAGTAACGGCAAGGGATACCCCGACGGGGGGAAAAGCGGATTCTTCACCCGCCTGCCCTTTGCATCATCAGTGAAGGCACCTTTTGAAGAGAGGTCAAAAATGGCGAAGTCTTATCGCAGCCAATATCTCGATCCGAGATGGCAAAAAAAACGTCTTGAAGTTTTTCAGGCTAATGATTTTTTATGCAGCGTCTGTAAGAGCGGCGAGAAAACATTGCATGTACATCACAAGCAATACATATGTAACCGCGATGTATGGGATTACGAAAATGAGCAGTTAGCTTGCTTGTGTGAGACCTGCCATAAAGTTTTCCACGACAGCTCTGACTTGCTAAACGAAATTATCTCAAGGCTTCCTGACGAGCCAGCATTTAGAAATGAAACGGCTTTTTTGATTGCTGGCTTCCAGGCCGTAAGCGTTTCTTTACCCGAAGACAATCCAAACGCAAAACTTGTATACGAGCTAGGTAAAAGCGCAAGACAGTTCTTTCATGCGGCTTGGAATTTTTATTTGAATAAAGAAGAAGGGAAAGCTAAATGAAAAGGCCTTCCTTTCAGTTTTACCCGGCAGATTGGTTAAGAGATACAGGCCTTAGATCCTGCTCTACTGGAGCCCGAGGGCTTTGGATTGACATGATCTGCTTTATGCACGAAGGTAAACCTTACGGTCACCTTAAGGTTGGCGATAAGGTTATCCTTCCAGATAACCTTGCCCGTATGGTTGGTGAGACCCTTGAGGTTGTTAACGCTTGGCTTAACGAATTAAAGGTTGCTGGCGTTTATGACGTAGCCGAAGATGGTTCTATATGCTCGCGGCGCATGATTCGTGATGAAAATCTTAGAGAAATCAGGGCTTTAGGCGGGAAAAAGGGTGGTAATCCAGCTCTTGTTTCTAAGGGTAAGGTTAACCTCGAGGATAACCATGAGGTTATAAAAGAGGTTAAACAAAAACCAACCCCTTCATCTTCTTCTTCATCTTCATCTTCAAATAAGATTAAAAACATTATTGTCGAGAAGCCAGAAGGTGTTTCTGATGTTCTCTGGAGATCTTACAAAGAGCTGCGAAAACAGAAAAGGGCTCCGCTTACAGCCGCAGCATTTGAAGGCTTGAAAAGAGAGGCTAAGTCGGCCGGCATGACTATCGCTGAAGTCTTTCAGCTTTCATGCGAGCGAGGATGGGCTGGATTTAAGGCCGAGTGGATAACTGACGACATAAGAAAAGACAATCACTACAAGAATGCTATTGATGTCATCTTTGGCAATAAGCGAGAGATCGACATTACGCCCCACCAAGATCTGCTGGAGGGCTAATGGACATTCAAATTATCGAGGTCATCTTTAAGAAGATGGCGCTTACCTATGGCAAGGCTTTTGTAGACCAGTACAGAGACGTTCAGATCCAAGAAGTGATGCAAAACTGGGCTAAGGAACTATCAGGATTCCGGCCGCATGAGATTGCTTACGGGCTTGAGTGCTTGCCAGACAGACCACCGAATGTCATCCAGTTTCGCGCCGTCTGTCGGATGGCGCCGCCGCCTATCGTGAAAATGCTTGCTGCTCCGATTGATAAAGAGCGAGGATTGCAAGAGATCAGCAAACTTAAATCACTGATGAGGCGAGCATGAAAGACGACAAAGTAGACCAAACCATTAAGAAAGCGGTTAAGGCTGGCAAATGGCCGTTTCCTGCATTTGTAGGTAACAAATGGGTCAAGCCGAAAAAGATTAAGCCTGAGCCTATTCCTTTTGAACCAGCGTTGTGGTGACTTATGACTAGGAACGAAAAGCGTTTATTCAATTATTGGCAGGAATTTATTGATAGTTATGAAGGTGCAGGGTTTAGCTATCAATTTATCAAGCAATCGCAATTTGTTGCTCCGGTTGGTAACGTCATGCGGCTCATGGTTCCGATCAGACCGCTTTCTCAGCCTTTTATTTATATGAAAGTTCAGAAAGAATTCGAGCAATGGCTAAAGGAAAAACACAACTGGAAAATCAAGTTGTACTTCCATGTTGTCGTTTGGAATGAAAAGTTAGGCGAATCAGAAATGTTAATAGATGAAGCAAACAGACATCTTCTTGCAAAAATGAATTGAGGTGGCTATGAAAGAACATCACGAACTTGTAAGACAGCTTGCAAAACCTGGGGAAGAGATCATCGACGATCTGACTCCGACGCAAGCGTTTGCCCTTCACATGGCAATAGGCGTATCTGGTGAGGCTGGTGAACTGTTAGACGCAATTAAAAAGTTTGCGATCTACCAAAAGCCTTTAGACCTGGAGAACGTTGTTGAGGAACTGGGCGACATTGAATTCTATTTGCAAGGCATTCGGCAAGCATTCTGCATAGACCGCGAATACGTTCTGCAACAGAACATAGAAAAGCTGAGAAAACGTTACGGCGAGAAGTATACGAATGCGGCAGCGCAACGCAGAGCGGATAAATGCCCACCGTGTAACGATGTTTGTGAGCAAGGAAGACTATGCCCAGCGAGGAAATTATGAGCAGAGAAGCTATGCAGATTGCTTTAGATGCGCTGGAAGCTAATTTAGGCAATTGGGCGGCAAAAACAAAAGCCGTTGAGGTATTGCGTCAAGCGCTGGAAACAAAGCGTAAATGGGTTGGTCTGAAGGATGATGAGATAGAAGATTTGATTTATGTATCTCAAAAAATTGATGCAAGTAATTCACCGTGGTTTGATAGATGGGGATTTGCTAGAGCCATTGAAGCCAAGCTAAAGGAGAAGAACAATGGCTGAAAACAAAACAGCAAAGACACCTGCGGACGGGCCTGTAGCTTGGGGTTGTCAGTGCGGCAAACTTTATACGGTTACTTGTATTTCAAGCAAACCAGCTAAGCAATGGGTTTCGCTGACGGATGAAGAAGTGTCAGATGTTATTGACAATGTACTTGAAGGTGGTGGTTGGCTGGACGTTGCAAGAGCACTAGAGGCAGCAATTAAAAGGAAAAACGCATGAACCAGCAAGAAGTGTTAATGCTTGCAAAGACGATGGGCGTGATGATCTCTGGAAAGCCTGAGTTTGAGCAATCGGTTGCGAGGTTTGGTAAACGAATCATCAAGCAATTTAGACCGCTAACTAAAACTCAAAAAATTTATCTGGATGCGCTTGCCGATCCTAAGTCATTGCAAAACCTAGCCGATCAGTTTGGGTGTACAACACAGAACGCGCTCAAGATGATCAGGGCGCTGGAGGCTCGCAAGCTGATCTCGAAAGAGAAGTTATTCAAGCAACACGTTGGCGCTTGGTCTTACTTCTACCAAAGAAAATTATGAGCGGCGATCACAATCTCCACGATTTCATCAAATGGAAATCCACGCAAACCGACAAGCAAACAAAGATCTTGAACTACCTAAAGAAACGCAAGACACCGGCGACGCTGAAACAGGTTTGTTTACAGGTCAGAATGGAAAAAAGGCCATGCGATCAAGCCCTGAGACAGCTTGTAAACAAAGGATTCCTAAAAACATGGCTAAC